AACTAATTTAACTATTATTGAGTTCAATGTTTCCTTTATATAGTAAATAATATAAGGTGTTATACAAAAGTATACAATTTTTCCGCATATTTGTAATTCATTGTTTAAAGAAAAGAAGTGGTGGAGTGTAGCTATCATAAAATTCATCAGAATATGTATTTTGTAAGCGTTATAGTTATTTTTATTCATTTTGTTCACATTTTGTTCACATTTTTAAAAAGTAAAAACAATGTATATGCATGTATAAAAATGAAAAATAGTGTATATTGAAACTCAGTAAACTAAAAGCTTGTTACAATAATGTCCTATATATTTAATGTTTTATCCATTAATGTTATAAAAATGTAAAATTGGTTTAAATTTTTTGAAAATAAACACTTCTCAGTGATAAAAACTATATATATGAAGAAACTGGTTATTTTCTATCTTTTAAAAGAAACAATAACATTGAAGTACATTATATTGTTCGGTGTTATTTTTTATATTTTTCTAACTAAAATTATTAAAAATGTATAAAATAAATTTCGTCCATAGAAAATTAACTTTGTATTTAAATTTATAGTTATACAAATTATGAATAAATTGTATTTAATTATACGAAATCGAGATAAATTATCTGAAAAAATTAATATTGAACGGTTACAAAGACTATGATAATTTGATTCTATTGCTTCATTAATCGTTTCTATTTGAAACTTTATTGACTTAATAAATTAAATCATTTAATATGAATTCATGACGAACGTATGTTCTATTTGTGAAGACTCATCTTATGATTAAGCAAAAGATTGTTATTATTTTTGCACGGAGCTTAGTAGAAATAGATATATTTCTTAATCAGAGAGGGTGTAAGTGAATTTTTAGCTATTACACGAATGATAGGAACAGCCTTTGCTTTTAGGTGATTTCAACCTATTTTTTACATCTATATAGAAATGTAATTAACGGAGAACTTTTTATAATTTTATGTATAGTTAGTGGGAAGAGTCATTGGTAAATGATTTAAAAGTAAAGGTTATAAAATAAAATATAATCCAGTGAGGAGAATGAATTTGAAAATGATATTTGATTTAGCAGCTGAGGTAAAACGGGATATACCTGATTTCAATATCGAGAATATTGAGGATGCATTTTTAATTTTGAGAACTAATTCTGGGAGAAGTATAACAATAAGGTTGGAAGATATAACTAAGGCAGATATTGTAGGATCAGAACTTATAGTACCTATTAATAAGTCAATTAGCTAATATTTTATATGACAAGTGAGGGATAGAGAAGTTTCTTATAATTGTTAAAATATAGTAACCAAAACTATTAGTTATACATATGTAAATCTTGTGAATATACATTTGCAAGTTTTTTATTTTTTGTAAAATACTTTTTGTGTGCAAATTAAAATAAGGTGTTAAAATGCAACCTTTATATATAAAATGTATAAATCAGTCTATAATTAAATTACTATATTGCTTTTACGTATTAATTAATATAAAATTAAGGTGGATCTTTGATCCTATAGCCCAATTAAATTTATTAGTGGCAAAGATAACAAATTCTACAATGGTTATCTTAGTTTTAGTAGCTTTGGAAGGTTAACATTTAAATCTTTTTTCTGTTCGTTTCACAGGAGTGTCACTTTCCATATGAAAATTCCTGAGTTTTTATATGTGTTTTATTTGGGCTATATTTGTAATAAGGGATAGTCCGAATTAACGGGCTTTGTAAAAGTGAACTACTTATTCTTGGTTGTTGTGCTTTCGGTCTAGGTAACCGAGGTGCCATAATCTAAGTTGTTTTAATGCTCCTAGTATCACCTATACTTTCAATGTTGGGTGCTAGGAGCGTTTTTATATGCGTAAAAACAATTTCAGTAGTTCTCCGAAAACAGTGATAGAAAAACAACCGTTTGATAAAAAAAGCAATTAAAGTTAGGGGTAATTGATAAAATGAATACAGATAGTCTTTATGAAAAGAAATATAATAATTATAAAAGTTTGTTGAACTTACCATATAGTGATGCTGTACAATATTTAATAAAGCAACATGGAGAAGTTTTAGATAACTACTACAAAGAGAAATCATACGCTAAATTTTTGAATGGTGATATTAAGAGAATTGGAAAAGGTAAATACACTAAGACAAAAGAAGGGTTATATTGTCATCACATAATGGAAGATGAATATGAAAACCTATCTAGTGAAGAATATATAGCTCATTATAAATATCCTTATGAATATCATCATAAAGAGAATTTAGTATATTGTGATTTAATAGAGCACTTGATATTACATGCTTTAATTACCAAAGAGACAAATGGAGATAGAGGTTTTAAGGGACTTGTCGAGTTTCTTATACCAACGGTTGAAGAGTGGTATATAGATGGTGATGAACCTGCAGAAATATGGATGCAATTATGTAGAGAAAGAGCATTTTTATCAGAATACTACACTGAAAAATTACTTTCAGATGTTGATGAACTATTAAAAGATGTTAAAGTATATCAGGAATTGTTAGAAGAAATAAGAGAAGAAATAAGAGAAGAAGAGCTACGAGAGTTAGAACGTGAAGAAAGAGTTCAAAGAATGATTAAACAACAAGAAATAATGCTTGAAGAAAGAGTTCAAAAACATATGCAAAATTTAAATATTAGTAGAGAAGAATATGAGGAAAATGAAGATTTAATCAATGAAGAAGCACATAGATATATAAATAAAGATAGTATTTTTGAACTTAGAATAAGCAAGAAAACACCTAGAAAAGAAGTTCTTGAGTTACTTAAATATTATGAAGAATTATATGATACTAGTAAATTCTACGGTGATGAATATAATTCTAAAAAACTAAATACTGTAAGAGAAGATTTAATAGAGGAGCTACGTGAACTTTCCATAAAAGTAGAATTAAAATTAGAAAACGCTAAATATTATAAAAAGGATGGGAACTATAATATTAAGGCACATAGAGGGCTTAGTTTTGAAGTTACACCTGAAAATGCAAATATTATTATAAGTGGAAAAACATTACAATAAAAACTCGATGTAAAGAACGATTTTATGACCATCAGTTTTGAAATATCAAACTAAGCAAAGCGATTTTCAATACTAATTTCTCCAATCGTTCTTTTTGTTTTTATTTGTATATATTGTTTCTAAGATACTATACTTGTACTAGTTTTTAACTAAAATTACCCCATGCATCTCCTATGCGTCCACCATTACCATTTGAATTACCAATTGGCATGTATACACGTTCACCATTATTAACAGTCCAAGCAATCCAAATGTAACCGTCAAAGTCATACACTTCATTATAGTTAACTGATTGACCGCTGTATAACATACCTGCTATTTCCCATCCTGTCCAAGGGCCATTGTATCTAGTATAGATGCTAGTATTAGCAGTGAATGTTGCTTTCTCTTTCTTCCATAAAATTCCATGGGTATTTTTTTTCAACCATTTCCTACTTTCTTACTTTTAGCTTTTACCTGATTTGTTTTTTGTTTTATAGTAGGTATTGTCACACCTTCTGTTATATTATCAGGAACACCTATTTTTAAAGTAGGGTTCTTATAGTATTTCATGATTTCCTTAATGAAGTAATCTTGCATTTCTAGCTGTTTTGATAAAGTAGGAGCCCCATTAATAACTGGGTCAAAGTTAACATGAAGCGCCATGCTTCTGTGAGGACACGCTGTCATAACAAACTGATTATGAAGTTTAACAGTTTTTCTATTTGGCTCTAATCCATAATAAAGCATATCTATTGCTGCCTGCTTAAAGACCGTTTGCTCGTTCAAAGTGAAATCTTTATTATTAGCACTCATAGATTCTCCAACTTCATATCCCAAATAGTGTCCATTACCATAATTATCTGCAACATGCCACGCAATACGGAAAGTGTCAATTGCACGCCAAATAGTCTTCCTATCTCCGTAATAATGCGCAACACCTGCCTCATAACGAGCCACAGATGCATTGTGTAGTCTGTTGTATTGTTCTTTAGTTGTAATCCTATCAGCTGTATTATGAATAACAACACCATCAATAGATCCTACACGTTGATTCATTGTATAGTTGATAGATTGATTAATAGTTTCAATTTTTGTCGATTTTGTAGTAATTCCTTCAGCTGCATCGCTGTAAGGAGGGCGGATAACTCCTACAAAATTTTCGTAGTCATGGTCTTGTATAAATGCTGCAGGACTACCCATATTTGAAGAGTTATACCAGTTTTGATCAATACTATCGTATAAGTATTGGTTAGCAGCAGTTACCATACCAGTGTGACCAAATTCTCCATTATCCATTACAAAGATATCACCTTCTTGTGGCACAAATTCTTCAGTATTTCTTATAATTTGAAATCCTTTTGGATAATCAAAATTAATAAAATCTTTTGCGTTCCCAGTAGGGTGAACATCAAAATGATCTTTTAAGAATTGAATTACAAAGGTTGCACATTGCGCGCCGTTCGATTGTCCTGCTGTTAATTTATTTCCTATATTTTTTACTGCCCAGTTAACTGCTTCTTGTTTTTTCATATTTATTTACACTCCTTAAAATTTAAAATAAAAAAGCCGACACGATGTGCCGACTATTGATATAATTATTTTTTTTGTGTTTTAGCTTCCGATCCGCCACCGAGCTTTTCGGGATTAACTTCTTGTCTGTTTTTAAAAGTTTCCCAAATACCAGTAGCCATTAACCCACTAATTAATCCAGCTAATAAACGACCACCAAATGATAACTCTGTTACTAACTCAGGTATGAATTCAGACATACCTCCAATTAAAGCACCGATTACCATTGCTATTATTGGTAAGTAGTTTTTAGGTACTATGTTAGTTTTTTTAATGACTGTGACGATTCCACCTGTAATAATTGCAATAACACCTGCAAATGCGATAATTTGTTCCATAATTTGCCTCCTAAATATTTGTATAAAAAAAGCCATTAAAATTAATGGCCTTGGTTACTATAAAATCGATTCTCAAAACTGTCGAAACGGTTAGTTAACGTATCTATTTTAGTACTAACTTCTGAAAGGACTTCAGATACATGTTTAGTATCCTCGCGTTGTTTATCCATTAATACTTTAATATATTCTATTTCACGATCATGGTTATTCACTTTAGATTCCATCTTTGTAATTCTATTTTCATTACTATTTTTATCTTTAGTAGCTTTACCTAAAAATGTTGCTATAACAATGAATAGAGGAACAGCTGTAGTTAAAACCCATGATATTAATTGATCTGTATTCATTAATAACTCCTCAGCTTTCTATATGTATATATTTATTTATATTTTATTTCTTTAAGCTCATCAATCAATATTTGCTGCTTTTTAACAGCGTCCCAAAGTATTGATGTCATAGTATATACGTCAATTGCATCACCTTCATGTAATGCTGAGTGCGAATCTTCAAGGATTACACCATACTTAAGTTTATTGATGCCATCAGCTAAATCTGATTTTAAGTTATATTGTTTAATGTCAGTTGATTTAACAACTTCTAATGAATCTATATCTAGATTGTTAATATTTGTTTTGTATTTTCTACTTGATACAGAGTTAAATTTACTTGCTCTAAAAGGAATAATATATAATAAATGTATGTTAAGTAAATGGTGAGGAGAAGTTACATGAATAACATTATAGAGATTACAAATTGTATTGAAGAAAAGTTAGGGATCGATATCGTAAATGAGTTTGCATTAGAATCAGGCATAAACTCAGAAAGAACCGTTAAAGCATACAGAGAAGACGCTAAACAATTTATTCAATACAACTTTCATGGTAATTATACTATTGTGGGAAGCGTGTTAGCTAAATCATTAAATCGAAACAATATAATCAGTTTTAGGTCATACCTTTTAGATAACAAAAAACTAACAGCAAGTACAGTTAAGAGGAAGCTAGCCTCCATACAGGAGTTGATTAAGTATATGTATTCATTAGGCTACGATGTTAATATTAGCCTGATGCAGTCACTCTCTAAAATAAAATCAGTGAAAAACTCTTATGAAGTCCTCAGTATCGAAGAGGCAAACATACTTATTAACAACATTAAAGACAATGAAAAAAGAAACAGCGAAAGTAAATACTTTTATTGTCTATTAGCATTTGATACAGGAATAAGAGCAGAAGCATTAAATAAACTCACACCTGCATCGTTTATAGAAAAAGATGATGAAGTATTAATAAGAGGCATAGATAAAGGTAAAAAATCTTATATAAAAAGTATTTCAAAAGAGTTTTATAAAAGTATGAAAGTTGAATTGAATATAGAAGATAAAGAATTTGATCAGTGTCTCTTTAATTTTTCTGAGAAGAATCGACATGACATGGTAAAAAGAGCTAAAGAAAGATTAGGCTGGGTTAATAGAAATATTACTTTCCACAGTTTTAAAAAAGGAGCTGTGACATATGCTTACGAAAGCACAAAGGATATACAGATTGCTAGGAAGGTCGGTAGCCATGCAAGCTTAAATACTACTCAAATGTATTTAGCAGACTCAGAAGAGATATTTAAAGGGGCAGTATCTAATAATTATTCTATTAAGAATAAAAATATTAAATTTGAGGATTATTCAAATGAAGATTTAATAAAAGTGTTGAATAATTTACCAGAAGCTGCACAATTACAGATAAAAACATTTTTATCAGATTTGAAATAAAATATAATCAATTATTAAATCGTATTGTCACGACACGTTTCTTATGGTAAACTGCTAGAGTCATGAAGTAATTTATGGGAAGCAATGGTAACAGAAAACATAAGTTTTTACGTTACATATTGAAATGAAATATGGTGAGATAAACATTAGTGATAATTCCTTAAAGTTAAATTGATTTATACATGATAGATAAATCAAAAAATGAAATTAATAAAGACGAGAATCGAAAAAATGAAAATCGAAAAAAACAAAAAGTGAAATTCTAAAAATCGAAATTGGGGGGAAACAAAATATGGAAAAAAGAGAAATACTATTAAACATTGTATCTGAATTAAAAAACCAAAAAAGTGATGAATACATAGAAAAGATAGCTAAAAATATGAATATTAATTATAGTGTCCCAGAAGGTGTTTCTATATCATTCACATCACGTGAGCTTGATGATAATTTCTTTTCAAATACTGACATTAGATTAATCACTTTATATATTATGGAAGCATTTAAAGTGTTGGGTAGAGAAGAAATGCTAAATGAATATGTTCCAAAAGGGGAACAACAAGAGGCTAAGCAATTTGATTTTACAGCTTACAAAAAACAAGACGAAATTCAATTACCTTATGAGTTTTCTCCTGCGTTACCAGTAAATGATGTTTATAGTACAAAGATGTCTGTTAAAGAAATTGCAGATTTTGTAAATAGTGGTATTATTAATTATAATTTTGACATTCAACGGGAAGCTAAACTAGAAAAACGTTTGTCTTCAGTTGTAAAGATTCCAACAATTAGTCAAAAGAATGTAAATGAAATAACAAAGCATCTTCTGAATAGTACTTTGAAAGAGAGCACGTTATATTTAAATGCAGCCCCAACCACTTCAGAAATTGGAGATGAACTTTTGTATGATCCTAATTCACACATTTTAGCAGTGACTGAGGGGACACGCATAGATGTATTAGATGGTTATCACAGATTGTTAGCGACACAAAAAGCGTTTAGAGAAAATCCTACTATAGATTTTGAATTCAATGTAGTATTCAGTAATTTTACAACTTCAGAGGCTATTAAATGGCAAGCACAGCATAGTAAAGCAACAGCTTGGTCAAAAAACAGAGTTACTGAAATGCAACAAGAAACAAAATCTGCTAAAGTAGTTAAAGCTATAAAAGATTCTGACTCTGAATTTGATGAATTAATTTATACCGGTCAATCTAGACAAGGACTCAGAAGTTCTTTAATCACGTATAACCAATTAACCAAAGTTATTGAAGAATGTTTTACAATTCAAAATAGAAGAGAAGAAGTAAAAATAGCTGATGACTTAAGTGAAATTCTTTTAATGATAAATGAAATTAAGAAAATTAATAAAAGCTTACGATCACAGATGTACATTTTTGCTTTTGTTAAATTATATAAAGATGACTATAATAGAGATATAAAAAGATATATGGAGTTTTTAAATAACGTTTTAGAGTATTCATATGATAAAACTTATGATTTCGCATTACATGAAAAACAAGATACACAAGCGAAAAAAGCAGCTTACAATAAATTAAAAGAACTAGAACAAATACTAAAAGATCAATAGGAATTGAGGAGAGATTGAAAAATGGCGTTTTATAACCACTTTTTTAAAAAAGAGTTTTTAAGCACTGTTTCAGAGCAAAACAGATATTATTATCGCTCATTATTCAATAGAAGTGCTACATTAGAACAACAATTAGATAAAGACTTATATAATTTTACAGATGCAGAAGTAGAGATATTTTTATATAGTATTAATACATCACAAAAGAATACATTAGTGACTTACCTTAACCAAGCTAAAAACTATTGTGAGTATGCCATTGAAAAAGGTAACAAGATTAGCAACATTAACGTATTTAAATCATTTTCATATGGTTCGCTAGACAAATATACAGCTAAGCACAAAATGAAATATTTATCTAAAGATGATTTAGAAATCGCTTTAAAAGATATTGTTAATGCAAATGACTATGCTATGTACGTTGCTTTGTTTGAAGGTATAGGTGGATTTGAATATACAGAGCTCTCAGAACTTAAAATTGACGATGTTAAAGAAGCATATAATAACCCTGTAGAAAATGGTTATATAATTACGTTAAGAAGTGAACAGAAGACTTCTAAAGAAATCAAAACTAGAAAATTAACTGTTTCCAAAAATTTGTTGAAATATTTAGAACGATCGTATTCACAAAAAACGTATATTTTAAAAAATGGAGAGTCAGAGTTCACTCAAAATGAAAGAGATATTATAGATGGCTCATATGTATTTAGGAATGTTACTACAACGAATAAACCAGATGGTAAAATAGACAAGCAATTTATATATCGTAAAATGAGATTATTAAGTGAAGCAACGGATGGAGAGGTATCAACTATATCTACACTTATTAACTCTGGTATCATTTATTATATGTATTTACTTGCAGATGTGGATAATAAAATAGATGTGAAAGACTTAAAATATGTAACTGATAGATTTGGTTTATCTGTTAATTTCTTATCACCACACTCTTCGTATAAAACGTTGGCCAAGAAACATAAAGATGCATTAGAAGCTAATTATGGTGCTTCTTTTGCTAATCTTTAGTCCCTAAATATAAATTTAGGGTTATAATAGAAACAAAATATAAAAATCATTTGACTTTATTATGATTTGATGCTACAATAATATTTGTAGTTTGAAATCATGATAAATTTCATGGAAATAAAATATAAAAAGGGATTGAAAGGAATGGCGAACTACAGTGTAAGAATCGACAAAGACAAGCCAATTCATAAGTTGACAGAAAAAGATTGGAAAGCTATTGAAGATGAGGCAATTGATCGTGTGTTTGAGTTAATAAAAAAACATATATCAGTTTATGTAACCAGTAAGGAAGATTCTAAAGTGTCTACTATAGAATTTGACTTAGAGGTTAATGGAGCGAAAATTTATAAGCATAAATCACAACTTAAAAACATTGGTTTGAAAAATTATTAGGAAGGAAAAATACATATGGATTTAAATGAAAAAATGATTTCAGTTCAAACTGATTTTGGCCAAATTAATGGAACAGAATTTGACTTAGTTTTATTTTTAAGAGAGAGAGCAGTAACTGACTTAAGTTTAATGTTGGATGTAGAGTTATCAAACACTTCGGAATCATATACTGGTACTGAGGGAGAGAACGATATTGATGACGAGCTCGGGTATAATGAATATTATGATGAGGAATCAACTGACGAAGAAGAGTATGCAGTTGATGAGTCTGAAATAAACGATGAACAACCTAAGTCTTCAGAATTAATTGATACAACGATTACGGCTAGGTTAAATAAGTTCAGTGAAGTAATAAAATATTTGGATGAAATGATTGAAACAGACGGTGTAATTGTTAATGCTGTCGAAGTAGAGGATATAATTAATAAATTTAAAGAACTAGATGGTTTATATGAAGTGTATGGCGAGTTTGAAATTTATAAGCAGTCAGCATAATGGAGGTCTTTTAATTGGCAATGTTTGTAATAATAAAACCTAGAGGTAATGTGAAATTAGGAGATACTTTTAAAGAATTAGAAATAGTTGAGATGAAAAATATAGGTGACTATAACGTGTTTATACAAAATAGAGTGGGTGTAAAACCTATTTATAAACAAGTTGGAGATTACATTTTGTGGTATAGCGACCCCAATGAATATATATTTACAGAATTAAATGAGTCATTCGAAGTGCCAACTGAAGTTACACAAATACCGAATCTATTGGTTAATGAAGATGAGATAGCATTTGGTGATGTTGTAATAACGTCAAATGTAATTACTAATAATGCTGATTTATTTTATGGACTAGATGATGAGGATTATGCAGGTATTATAAATTCTTTCGTTGATGCTGGGCAAGTTCTTGTAGAGCATGGTGATGATGAAGAAACATTTGTTATTGATCGTGTGTTCGATGGATTATTAAGTCCTAGTAAGAAGGTTCATGAAGAATTAGAAGAACCAGTTATAGAAGAAATTGAAATAATAGATGATAAAGAGATGCTTCAGATGGATCTTATTGAGTATGAAGATGAAGATTATGTTCCAGATGATGAGTTATATGATAAACCATTTGGTGGAACTGATGAAGATTTTGACACTATTGACTCAGAAACTTTGGAAGAACAAGAGCAAGAATATTTAAGAAGTTTATAAAGATAAAATATGATATATATAATAGGAGAGTATAAAAATGACAAATCAAAAAAAGAAATTTTATGAAAATGATACAAATGTAACAGGTGTTTTAAAAACAATGAGCGTTAAAAACGTAACTACTTATGCAGGAGTGCCTATGAAAATTGCATCATTAAGTGTTGAAACTGGAGAAGGAGAAACACATCGCGTACAAACTATGGCAGTTGCTCATTTTGAAAAAAATGGACAAAAAGAAGAGAACAAACAATATAAAGCAATTGAAACAATGGAACAAAAATATGTTTCTAAAGAAGACATTGCAAATGGTAAGAAAGATGAAAGTGGAAATGAATATACAGAAGCAACAGTCGTCCATGTAAAAGGAAGTTTAGAATTAAATATGTATAAAAATAAAAATGATAAATTAGTTGAGATTACTCAAATTAATGGTCGATTTGTTAATAGTATAGATAATCCAGACTCTCGAACATTTGGTTCAGATTTTACATTACAAACATTCTTAGTTTCGAAAGGTGCGCGTGTGTTAGATAATGATGAAAATGAAACTGATGAAGTGAAATTTAAAGCAGCAACTATCGATTATCGAGGAACAGCACATGTGTTTGAGTTTAAGGCAAATGATGAATATGGTGTAGCTACGTGGATGGAAGAAGATGCTGAAATTGGACAAACACTAGTGTTACAAGGTTTAAATATTAATAAATATATCATTGAGGAAGTAGAACGCCCTAATCCAGCAGGTATTGGTAAACCAATTATTGATACCAAACGAGAAATTGATCGTAAATTATTAGTAGAAGGCATTTGCCCAATTGAAGATGAAGAAGATCCTAAATTTATTAGTGATAAAGAAGTTAAAGAATCTATGAAAAAATATGAAGATTTAAAAGTGGAAAAACAATCAGCTACAACTTCTAAATCATCTAGTGCTGTGAAAAAAGGTGTAACAACAGCAAAGAAAAATACGACTGCTACTAAAGCGGCAACAATTACAGACGATGACTTACCATTCTAAAAATAAAATATAAAATATAATACATATCGATAACAGAGTGAGGGTAAGGAGCTACTGCTCCTACCCATAATAAAGAATAATACATAATAGGAGAGAATTATAAATGACATTAGATATTTTTAATCCAACAATTTCAGCAGTACCAAAAGGTTTAGAAGGTAAAACTATATTATTATACGGGTCAAATTCAGTAGGTAAAACATTAAATGCTACTAAAATGAGTAAACCCTATTATTTAGGATTTGAAAAAGGTCTAAATGCTATTTCAGGTATTCCGTTTACATATATCACTAGATGGGCAGACTTCAAAAAATTAAATAAACAATTTACTGGTAAAGATTCAGCTAAAGCTCGTGAAGCTTATGACACTATCATCTTTGACACGGTTGATATTAGTTCGATTTATTGCCAAAACTATGTATCTAACCAACATGGTGTTAACGAAATTGGTGAAGGAAATGGCGGATATGGATTATGGACACAATACAGAAATGAATTTTGGGGAGAGATTGATAAAATTACTTCTTGTGGTTTTACAGTTGTATTTATTGGTCATACTGCTATAGATAAGAAAACAGACCAAATTGTTCCAGCGGGCGATGTTCGTTCAATGGGTATTGTACGAGATTTAGTAGACATCACTGTTTATATTGAATCCAATGGTACTGATGAAGAGGGAAATGTTATTCCATCAACAGGTTATATACGTGAAACTCCAAACTACTTTGCAAGATCAAGATTTGATTTAATGCCTAACACTATAGATCCTTTTACTGCAGCTAATCTTGAAAAATCAGTAGTCACTGGCATCGAAAGAGCGGAAGCAAGTGGTGATAAAACAGTAAGTTATGAAGAGTATATACAAAATACTAAAACTGATGACCTGAACTTCACGGAGTTAATTGAGAGTCTTACAGGATTAGGTAAATCATATTTAGCAGAAGATAGACTTGAAGAATTCTCACAAGCAATGGAAGATAAGTTCGGCGAAGGATCAAAAGTTGGGGATTTAAAAGAAAGACAAGTGGAAGCAATTTCTATTTTAATCGATGAATTGTCAGAGAATCTTTAAGAATTAATAAACAGTAACAATATAAATTAATCTACCAAAACCGAATTATATTTTTGCAGAGTTCAGTGATTACTAGTTAATCACTGAACGTATTTATAAATAAGGGAGTGAGATTATTATGGATCAACTTGTTAAATGTCCTCATTGCAGTGAAAAAGATGATAAAACAAAAATGTCTAAACAAGGCAATAGATACTGGCATATAGAATGTGTAGAAGCTCACGAAATACAAAAAGAAGAAAACAAAACTGAAGAAATGAAATTAAAAGAACGTGATATTGAGGAAAGAAAAGTATTAATAGATTACATAATGGAATTATTTAAGTTAGACAAACCTACAGGTATGATTTTAAAACAAATTAAAGAATTTCATGATGATCCATACAATTATCGGTATAAAGCGATACAGATGACATTAGAATACTTCTTTGAAATAAAAAACAATTCAACTCGAAATGCTAGAGGTATAGGAATTGTGCCATATGTATATGAAGATGCGTCAGAGTTTTATAAGAACTTGCAAAAAATAAATGCTACTGATGAAATACATAAACAAGAAAAGAAAGTTATACATATTAAAGTTGATAGAAATACGAATAGAAGAAGTAAAAAAGTAATAAACATGGAAAATTTATAGAAAGTAGTGATATTAATATATGGATTTATTCCCAACTAAGGCAATATGCAGCGCCTTATCATGCTTAATGAAAGACCCAGAGCTACTTGATAATAGTAGTTTGAAATTAGATAGAAGTGACTTTTATATAAGAGGTGAAAGTAAGTTCTATCAAACAATATTTGCAGCAATACACAATCTGTATCAAGATGGTTTACAAACTATTACACCAGCTAATATTGATGAGTTCTTAAGTAATTATGATTCATTATATGAAATATACAATCAAAATGATGGTATTGAATTTTTATATACTATTGAAGAATCATTATCAAATACTGACTCTTACCACAGATATGCTACGAGAATAAGAAAATTTTCATTACTACGTGATGTGTATGAAAAAGGATTTTCACTAGAAGGTATTTATGAAGTGTCAGAGGATAGTGAAGATAATGAAGCTTATCAGTTAAGATTTGAAAAACTTACTATTGATGACATTATTGAACATTACGAAAGAATAGTTAATGACTTCTCGAGTAAATTCAAAATTGGTCATGAAACTGAAGGCGGCATTGCTGGTGAGAATGGATTAGATTTATTCTATAGCTTCAAAGAAACGCCTCAATACGGTGTGCCTACTTGCGGTTTATTACAAAATAGTATATTCAGAGGACAATTGTTAGGGTCATCAATGCTACGTTCAGCATCGACTAATACCTTTAAATCACGTACTTCGTTGAGCGAAGCTACTGATTTAGCTATTAATAAATGGTACAACTGGGACACCAGACAATGGGAAAGTAAAGGCGAGTCACAAAAAGTCTTATACATAACTACGGAGATGGAACAAGAAGAATTAGAACCTACAATATGGGCATATATATCAGGTGTTAAAGAAGAAAGAATAAGAGATTTTGATTTAACACAAGAAGAGATAGATGTAGTAGAACAAGCAATTAAGGACTTAAACGAGTGTCAAAGCTTTTTCATTGAATACGTACCTAAATTTGATCCTACTACAATCAATGCCATTATAAAGAAGTACGCACTGCAACACAGCGTGGACTATGTGTTTTTTGATTACATACATTTAAACTTTCAAATCATGATGGAAATCGCAAGTAAGACAAAAGGTATGACTACGCGTGAAGATATGATATTAGGTATCTTTGCAGCTGGATTAGCTGAAATGGCCAAGGAATATAATTTTCATTTATCTACATCAACTCAGGTTAGTGGAGAAATTCAAAATAATAAAAAATTAGACCAGAATGTGTTACGCGGAGCAAAAAATATGGCAGATAAGTTTACTAAAGCATGTATCATGACTCGACCTACTAAAGAAGATGATAAGTTGATTGAGCATTTTATGGCTAAAGGTGTACACAAAAAACCCAATATGATTTGGCATATCTATAAAAATAGACATTCTAAATTTAAAGGTAAATTATATCTATATGTAGATTTTGATACTATGCGAATGGAAGACTTGTTTATGACAAATGATAATGATGAGTTGATTGACGTACCAGAAAGAGAATTAAAAGTAGAAGAAACAACAGAAACACTACCGTTTTAGTGGAGCAGGTGGAAAAATGTTTGATAAGGACAAGTTTAAAACCTCACTAACCAATTATGATATAGGGCAAGCTATATCACATTTTAACGGTGAGAGTTTTGAAGGGAAAAATGGTGAATTAATATCTACTACTGTGTGTCACCACAAATCTGGTGGCTCACATAAATTATATTACTACAGCGATACTCAAATGTTTCATTGTTATACAGGATGTGGATCATTTGATATATATACCCTAATTGAAAAAAGAATGACTATGGAAGGATTAAGTCCTAGTTTTGGTGATACGATAAAGCGTCTTGGAACTATTTTAGGTATAAATATTAACTTCAATAGCAAAATAATTGGTGTACAGAGGTCTATCAAGACAATTAATGATTGGGACTGGCTTAATAAAGTTAAGCGTAAAGAAAAGATAGAGCCACAGTTACAAACACACAATAAATCTATATTGAGTTACTTTGAGAAGATTTATCCCAAACCTTGGTATGAGGAAGGGATAAGTATAGAAACCATGGAAAAATATGATATTAGGTTTTATTCCGATATGTTTCAAACAATTATACCTCATCATGATGAATCAGGTAATTTAATAGGAATTAGAAGTAGAAATTGGGATAAGAATTTAATGAAACGTGCTAAATATATTCCTACATATATAAATGATAAGGGATATAATCACCCATTGGGATATGCCTTATATGGATTATATCAAAACAAGAAAACAATAAAATATAAGAAGAAGGTTATGGTTGTTGAAGGAGAAAAGTCATGCTTAATATCTGATTCTTATTATGGTGATGATAATTTTGTTGTTGCTGTTTGTGGGTCGAGTATGAGTAAATACCAAGCTGATTTATTACTGAATTTAGGAATAGAAGAAGTGATTATAGCTATAGATAAAGAATATATACAAATTGATACACAAGAGTATAAAGAATATATGAATAAGGTAAGAAAGATTGGTAAACACTTTGCTCCTTTTATATCAACTTATCATTTAACGGATACAAGAGGAGTATTAGGTATTAAAGAAAGTCCTTTAGATGTATCTAAAAAAGAATTAGAAAACATTATGAGAAATGATAAACATAAATTGACAATTAAAGATTTGAAAGGTGAAGATTAGTACATGGAAGTTAAATTACGAGGTAATTATCATGAGGGCACTAATCCTCTTCATTTTATACTAGGTAATCGTGGTATAAAAGAAGAGGATTTTAGTAAATATATTAAACCAAGCAAGGAGCTAATGCCTGACTGGAAGCAGCTGGACAATATTGAAGATGGGTTTAAATTACTTAAAGAACATATTAATAGTAGCTGTCAAATAGGAATATTAGTAGACCCTGACATGGACGGACTTTCTAGTGCATCTATTATGTATAAGTTTTTAGTTAAACAATTAGAAGTGCCGAAATCTAGAATTATAATGATACCTCCTCAAAATAAAATGCATGGAATAGCAGTTAATAGAGTACTAGATTATAAACTATCTAAAGGAGATTTATTAATAACTCCAGATGCTGCATCTTCTGATTTTGAGCAACATACAGAGTTAAAAAATATTGGTATCGATACATTAGTTATTGATCATCATTTATCCAAAAAACAGTTCACTCCAGCAGTTATTATTAACAACCAATTAGCTAAAGATTTTCCTAATAAAGCTTTAACTGGGTCATCTATGGTTTATTTATTTTGTTTAGGATATTGTGAATATTTTGCAAGAGAGTTAACAGTACAACTACAAGATTTATCTGCGATGGGATTAGTAGCAGATAGAGCTGATTTTTCACAAGATGTCGGTGCTTACTATTTAATGCGAGAGGGATTGAAAAAAGAGCATATTGATAGCTTAATGCTTAAAAAGATTATTGAAAAAAATAGTAATCTGGAAAAAGGTAGTGATTTAAACGCTAAAGATATAGGGTTCAATGTTGCACCAGTCATCAATTCAGTATTTAGAATAGGAACAGAGGAAGAATTAACACAGGTCATACACGGCATGTGTGAGTTTGATTATATGACACATAACAAACGTAAAAAGATGGATATACATATTTCTGAAGAAGCTTATTTAAGGGCTATGGCGGTTAAGAGAAGGCAAAAGAAACAAGAAGATGAGGTTATTGAGAAAATTAAGAAGAGAATTAAAGAAAAAGGATCAGATAAATATAAAATTCTGATTGTGAATTCAACAGGTATTGTAGAACAAAATGGTTTAAATGGTTTAGTAGCGATGAAATTAGCCAGAGAGTTTGGCAAACCAGTTTTAATGGTAAAACGTGTTGGAGATAAGATGATGGGATCAGCAAGAAATATTAATAACAGCCCGATTGAGGATTTGAATAAACTTTTAACTAATACAGGTAAGTTTGTATGTAAAGGACATGCCAACGCTTTTGGAGTCGAGTTTGATATCGAGGATGCTTTAGATATATTAAACATAATTGAAGCGGAATTGGTAAATGTAGATTTTGATAGTGTTGAGTACGAAGTCGATTTTAAGTGGGAAAACTATTTAGATGTCGAAGTTATACATAATTTAGGATTAAATAAGGATATGTGGTGTAATGGAATAGATGAGCCATTAATTTTCCTTAAAAACATAGTAGTACGTAAAGAAAATATGAAATTAATAGGAAAAACAGGCAATACATTGAAATTACAAATACAAGGAGTTGATTGTGTGAAGTTCTTCTTAAAAGAAGAAGAAAAACATGAAATAGCCACTGCTCCAGACTTAATGTATTTAGATATTATTTGTACTGCTTCAGTTAATTCATTTAGAGGTATGAATACGCCACAATTATTGATTGAAGACTATAATATTAAAGATGCAAAGGAACATATAAAGAACAATTTATGTGAAGATGATTTACCATTCTAAATATCTACGGTTATATGATATAATAAATATAAAATATATATTTAAAGGAGTAATATTGTGAAAATTTTAAGGTTTTTAGTTATTATGTGCATTGCTTTATTATTGGCGGCTTGTAGCAATGCGGATTCCGAGTCCAAGGAGTCTTCGTCAGACGTGGAAGAGAAAATCCCTGAACTACCACAAAAAGTTTTTACTAGTAATCAGATAAATAAAACAATTAATGAAAGTGATATGAAAAAATCTGTTGAAAAATATTTAGATACATATAGCGATTTAGAAAAGAATGCTTCTAACATAATGAATAAAGAAAACATTAATAAAAAAGATAGAAATAAATTAAAAGAAATAATAGATTTAATGAATAAAAACGAAAGTAATTTCTTTAATTATATTCACAAAAATAATTTACCTATAGACTATAGAAAAGATAGCCTTGAAATATATAATTATACTAAATCTGCTAGAGAAGTTTTGAATGAGATACGTGATAATACGACAAAAGCTATGGATGAGAAAAATTCCAATAAGGTGAAATTAAAATCAGTAGACAGGCTTTCTAAGTTAAATTCAAAATACAAAGATAAAGTTAATGGTAAACATCAAAAAGAAATAGAAGAGTTTTTAAAAGATAAAAATATTGAAACTCATGCATTTAAATAATAATTTTAAAGGTTAATAATATATGACACGTACATCTTGACTAATGTACGTGTTTTTAATTTATATAAAAGTTCGCATAATAAAGTAGATTAAAAAAATTTTCATCATAAAAGTTATGTCAGTTACTAGAGAATTTCACCGAAAAATAAAAAGAAAATAGTGAACAAGATGTAATAATGTTTAACAACATAAATGAATTAGAAAATGAAATATATGGGAAAACTATTTATATGTTGATGATCGAAGATTATAGAATACGTGAGGCAAAGGAGTATATAAAGAATAATATATATGAGGATGATTTACCATTTTAGTTAAATAAAATGTTTTATAATTAACGCGGTAAATATAAAAATAACCTTAAATATATAATTCGTATCTAAATAATATAAGTAATAAAATTGATTTGCATAGTAATATATTTTGTGTTAAATTATATCTTGTTCCAACGATAATATATAAAAGGAGATGTAGAAGAGTGAAAAAACTTACTGAAATAGAAACAAAATTTATTAAAGCAGGTTATAGTTGGAAAGAGTTTAACTATGCAGTTGGCTCTGCTTTAGGTACATGGGGTAAATGTAAAAATGACCATCAATGTGCTGCAAAGAATATTACAAAGCAACACTCATAAAAGTAAAGGGGAAAAATAATGAGAAAATTACATACGCAAGAAACAAAACAATTCGTAGGTGGAGGAAGAGCTAAAGCACTGAAAAAACTTTATAGTGGCGCGAAATGGCTTGGTGGTTATGCAGGAAGCAAAATGCTTGATGGATATAATGATATATCTCAAGGTGCTAAAGATGCATATAATGGGAAAAAATATAACGGTTAATATGTAAAGATTGATAAGTAGCTCGCTTTATGAGAGCTACTTATTTTAAATTGAGAAGGGTTAATATGAAAAATATAAAATTTACAGAGCAATTAGATGAAACAGATTGTGCACCTGCGTGTCTGTCTATGATACTTAATTATTACGGGAAAAAGGTATCGAATACGAAACTGAGAGATTACACAAAAACTGATAAGAATGGTACATCTATATACGGTATCTCACAGGGATGTAAAAAATTAGGTTTAGATACAAATGCCTTTGAATTAGATAGTATAGAAGAATTAGAAGAACTAAAAGTACCAATGATAGCTCATGTGCTAAATGACATGAATTATGAACATTATGTTATTATTGAAAAGTTTGATGATAATTTTATAACGATAGTTGATCCTGCTAAGGGTAAAAATAAGATAAAAGTAGAGGAATTTAAAAAAAGTGGTCTAAAGTAGTTATAGAAATCCTACCAAATGAAAACTTTAACACTGAGAACGATGACATTTCTATTATCGATACATTTAAAAGTTTATTTAAAGATAATAAAAAGATAGTGAGTTTAATAATATCTGTTTCTATATTAGTCAACGCATTCAGTATTATAAGTGCATTTTACTTTTTAATTTTAATAGATAATGTAATCCCAAATAATGCTTTTAGAAATTTACATATAATCTCATTAGGTTTTTTAATTATATATTTATTTGAAAGTATCTCAAGCTTAATTAGAGGAAATCTAGTTCTATATATGAGTGCAAAAATTGATTTATCATTAATGAAGAAATATTTCCAACATATTTTAAATTTAAAAAAAGAGTTTTTTGATACTAGAAAAACTGGTGAAATTGTCTCTAGATTTGTAGATATTAGCATAATAAGAGATACATTTTCAACTGTAACACTAACATTATTTGTAGATATCTTAATGATACTAGTTACTTGTACTGTACTGTTTTTTTATAGTAGTCTATTATTCC